AGCGCGAGTATCACAACATCCTAGAGCTGAGGAAGAAGGCCGGTGATATTCTTTGGTTTCGCCACGAAGGGATTACGCTGAAATTAGGAGACGACTGCAGATATACCCCTGATTTTTTCGTGATGGCACCAGACGGCACGATGTCGATAATTGAGGTGAAGGGCGGCTTTATAAGACCCGACAGCATTGTAAAGCTCAGAGCTGCAGCAGCACAGTACCCCTTTCGTTTCTTGATGGCCCAAAAGACGAAAGAGGGATGGACCGAGAAGGCATTTTAACCAAAACACGATGAGCAAAGTATTTTCTACATCAATCAAAGTGTTCATATATCAAATTTAAGGCATCTTGCTGGACGCTGACGGTATTTTTAGCATGTGGACAATAGGTTATGGGTAGGTACGCATTTAAAAATGGCTTATAAGAGGCTACAGAGATGTTAGCAGTTTCTTACCGATAAAGGGATGTTCGGAAACGAAGAAATAACGGCATGAAAGAGGAAGAGGCAACACCAGAGTTGATTGATCCGTTAGATTTTGAAGAGGTATAAAGTGAGAATCATCAGGGTTTTCCCACGAAAAACTAATGCAACACCTGATGATGATCTTGTCAGGATTGGAACAGAGCCTGGGCTTTTTGACGAGGCCGACGAGGTGCATGTGTATGTGACGTTTTCATGGGATTTACCTTTGGCTGAACGGTTGGCAAAGGCGTGGGCATGCGTTGCGCCGGTTCGGATTGGAGGACCGGCAACCGGAGAGCGTGGCGAGGAGTTTGTGCCCGGACGATATGTTAAGCAGGGCTACGTCCTTACTTCGAGGGGGTGCCCGAATAACTGCTGGTTCTGTGCTGTTCCAAAACGTGAGGGAGGCATAAGGGAACTGCCGATTACTGAAGGCTGGAACCTACTGGATGACAACCTGCTGGCCTGTAGCCAGCAACACCAGCAACAGGTATTTGCAATGCTGAAGCGGAATAAAAAGAACGGCCCTGTGCAGTTTACCGGAGGGCTGGAAGCAAAGCGGTTGGAACAGTGGCACGTTGATGCACTGCGCGAACTGAAACCAAAGCAGATGTTTTTTGCATACGACACGCCCGACGATCTGGAACCGCTGCAACAGGCTGGCTGTATGCTGTTGAATGCAGGATTTACCACGGCAAGTCATGCACTGAGGGCATACGTGCTGGTCGGTTGGCCTAAAGACACGTTTGACGCTGCTGACGTTCGGATGCGTCAGACAGTGGCAGCGGGGTTTATGCCTATGGCTATGCTGTACCGGGATAACTCAGGGCATCGAAAACAGGAATGGATGCGCTGGCAGAGACAGTGGGCAAGACCTGCCATAATTGCCAGCAGAAGTTAACGCGATACGAGATAACCGGCTTGCGGCAACGAAGCGGGTTAGACACGAAATTACGAAGACAGGATGAGGATTTAGGAATGTACTGGTTTCCGCGTACACGGTTTGTTGATGAAAAAGGGATTGCCGGACAAATGAGGCATATTGGATCCGAGCTTAATGAGTTTAAGCAGGAGCTGGCTGCCCAAGATATGCAGGCTGCTATGATTGAACTGATGGATCTGCGGCATAGTGTTGAAACGGCTATCCGCATTCTGCAGGAGAAGTATGGCGTGGATGCTGATCTGAAGCCATTGCCCGTCTTTCATTTGTATGGGATGGGGCCGGATGATTACCTGGATGAGTTGGTGTCCTATTATCGGATATTTGCTGATGCAGTGCTGGGTAGGAGGGATGTATCAGCGATTGTGTTGAAGCTGTTGTGGTTGCTGCAGGCGATTGATAGTGAGGTTGATTTGATGCTGGACTGTATGCCTGCTGCTACCCGTGATCTGTATATTGAGATGGTAAAACAAAAAAACAATGATCGGGGATATTATCAAGCGGCGGAAGCGGCTGGTGATGCTGAGTGATTATGAACTTGGTCAGGTGAAGAGGTTGCTGGCTAACGGGTTTTCTCCCAACAAGGTAGCCCGTATGGTTGGGGTGGATATAAAGGCGGTGTACCGGGTTGCTGAGGGGGTGTAGTGGTTTAAACCGTTAAAGCAGTTTGGATAACGCGCAAGAGATATGGGGTTGGCGAGGCGCGAAGTGACAAATGGAATGGACTGGCCACAGAGGTAGCCGCTGAAAATTGCGCCCAAAGTTAGCCAGTCCCACATGATTGAGCCGTTAGAGGCAGGGGGGTGCCTGATTATGGGAGATGATTCAAAGCTGATATGGGCTGAAGTCGGTGGAATAACCATGATGGAACAGTTTGTAATGAAAGCTAATGACTGGTTGTTCTGTGTTGTGGCCGCTGACATCAACAAGGATATGATCCGGCTAAACTGCGAATCGGTTTGCCAAGGGTCTGTGTATTGGGTGGGCACACTGGAACAATTATTTACGGAGTTTGACCGACTCTAACCGACTAAGCACAGCAGACGGGCCTTTTCGGCCTGCTGCTGCGACTGGTTAAAATCGCTGTTGAACTTTAGTTTACAGATTGCACACCTAGGGTCATTCCCGAAGAGCCGAAGCCTCCGGTCTGGTGTGCAAAAACAGAGGCAAATAACAGGAGACAGTTATGCAAACAGAAAAGAACGACGAAACAGTAGGCGCGGGGAAAATAACAAAGATCGACCGCTACAAGTGGCAAGTGCAAGACGAGCCCGGCATCCAGCAGATGGTGAACAAACACCGACTTCTGGTTGACAAAGAATACCAGCGCAACACGAACGACATGAAGGTTCTGACACTGGCGCGTGAATGGTCATGGATTGCCTGTGCATCAATCACCGTGGCTCTGCGGGATGGTGAATACTACGTGGTGGATGGACAACATAGAGTAGCCGCTGCCATGCGACGCACTGACATAACGGAGTTGCCGTGTCTGGTTTTTAAAACGGCGGGCATTGCTGTAGAGGCCAAGGGTTTTTTGGCCGCAAACACACAACGGAAACCCATGTATAGCTCGGAAAAATTCAAGGCACTGGTGGTAACTGAAAGTACTGAGGCGTTGTTAGTCCAAGAGTTGGCAGCTCAAGCGGGACGGCATATCTCCCGCGACACTTCACCGTCCACCATTGGGTGCATCGGTTTGTTGCTGAGACTGGCAAAGGCAAACCCGGCCACTCTGCAAAAAATGTGGCCGATGCTCACGGATGTCTGCAAGGGGTACAACCTGCACGAGCGCATCGTTGACGGGTTGATGTATCTGGAAACCAATATGCCCGAAGGGGAAAGCCTGACTGATCGGAAGTGGCGTTCTCGGATCGAAAAAGTTGGCTACGCTGCATTATTGGATGCGGCGGCAAAAGCATCTGCATTCTATTCTAGGGGTGGCGCTAAAGTCTGGGCACTCGGAATGCTTGAAGCGATCAATAAGGGCCTGCGGGAACGGCTGGAAATAAATCAGTCGGCATAGCGGAGATAGCAGGCTCTAACGCTGGCTCAGTAGGTCAGTCGGAGTTGATTGAGCCGTTAGGACGCGAACTTTTTACACTCTCCCCTTTAGGGGAGTGTAAAGGTTCGTCAACGGTGGCGGGTATAGTTTGATTAAAAAATAGGCAGCATGGGGGGCGGGTCAAATCTCTGGAAATTTATCAGCCAAGACCGCGCAATAGGTCACGCGTGCATGAGGTCAATTTCAAAAATTTGATATTCATAAAATGAACAGGTATAATTCAAATGCCAGTTAAGTCAAAAAGGCCATGCACATATCCAGGCTGCGGGGTGCTGACCAGCACAGGCAGATGCGATACTCACAAGCGTGTTGAGCGCGAGATAAAGAAGCGATACGATAAGGAGCGAGGTACCGCTCACCATCGGGGATATACCTCAAAGTGGACTCAGTACAGTAAGGCATATCGGGAACGTCACCCGCTTTGTGTGGAATGTAAAAAACAAGGGCGGCTTGTGCTGGCAGAAGTGGTTGACCATATCATTCCCCACCGTGGAGATATGGCTCTGTTTTGGGACCGCAACAACCACCAGGGGCTATGCAAGACATGCCACGATAGAAAAACGGCATCAGAGGATGGCGGGTTTGGCAACACAAAACGTCTTCACTACGTTCAGGAGGCATTATGGCAGGGCAAGGAGGGGTAAGGGTAGGGGCCGGTAAAAAAAAGACTCCTGACCACCTGAAATTAGTTAAAGGCACCTTTCGCAAAGATCGCGCGAAGAAGGACGCACCGACACCGTCTGACAAGCTGGCAGTCGCGCCTTCACATCTGAACGATCGGGCCGTTTACTACTTCAATCTGATCGTAAATAGGATGGATGGCCGTGCGTCGGATACGTTCACGGAGATCATATCCACACTGGCCATGCGTCTGGAGGAATGTGAGCGGTACTATGTCATTATCTACGAGACTCCGTTCTTCCAGACGGTGGACAGTTTCGGAAACACGGTACTCAAGAACCATCCGCTGTCAACTCAGTACAAAGAGGCGATGAGGCACAGTCATACGCTATTGGGCGAGGTCGGCTTGACCCCGGCCAGCATCAGTCGCATGGGTGGCGGAAAAAAAGAAGAGACAAAAGACCCTTGGGATGAACTGTAGTGGCCTGTAAGAAAAAATCCACATACGATCCCATTAACAAGCACGTCGCTGCGGCTGAAAAGTACGTTGATGATGTCATTAACGGCACTATTCCTGCATGTAAATGGGTAAAAGCAGCCTGTTTGCGGCAGAAAGATGACCGTGAACGGGCCAAAAAGAAGGGCGCTCAAATCATATGGAGGCCCGAAAAGGCCGAACATATCTGTAGATTTGCCGAACTCATGCCCCATATCAAGGGCGAATGGGCCAAAAGACGCGAGCTGATCAAGTTGGAACCGTGGCAAGCGTTCATCCTAACCACCGTATTTGGCTGGTATTTACCCAGTGGATACCGCAGATTCCGCACCGCTTATAACGAAATACCGAGAAAAAACGCGAAATCAACCCTTTCAAGCACTGTCGGAAACTACATGCTCACGGCTGACGGTGAAGCGGGAGCAGAAGTATACAGCGCGGCCACAACACGAGATCAGGCAAAGATTGTGTTTAATGACGCACAGGCGATGGCCCGCAAATCTCCAGGTATGTGTAAAAAATACGGCGTCGAGGTCACCGCGCGGAATATCCACGTTATAGAGACATCCAGCCGGTTTGAACCTCTTTCTGCCGAAGGCGAAACTCTGGACGGACTTAACGTGCATTGTGGCATACTGGACGAGCTGCACGCTCACAAAAAGCGGGACGTCTTCGACGTTATCGAAACTGGTACTGGATCTCGTAATCAATCTCTGCTTTGGCTGATTACCACGTCGGGAAGTAACCGGGCCGGTGTTTGCTACGAACAGCGCACATATGTAACCAGAATTTTAAACGGCGTACTCAAACGACATCCAGATATACCTGCAGACTACCGGGGCGGATGCATCGAAGATGACAGCTATTTTGGCATCATTTACACAATTGACGAAGAGCAAAAAGACGCTGAAGGAAAGATCATATCACCTGCCGATGATTGGACGACTGAGGCGGCATGGCGCAAGGCAAATCCCAATTATGGCGTATCAGTAAAACCTGACGACATCGCCAGACTCGCCCATAAAGCCAAGAATATCAGCAGCGCAACAAACAACTTCCTGACAAAGCGGCTTAACGTCTGGGTGAACGCTGATACCGCCTGGATGAACATGCGAGCCTGGGATAAATGCTCTGATCCGACTTTGAAACTGGAGGATTTCAAGGGCCATCCCTGTAGAGTGTCATTTGACCTAGCTTCAAAGGTAGATATTGCCGCCAGAGGGCAGCTGTTTGCCCGTGACGGACACTACTATTTCTTTCTGCAATCGTATCTCCCAGAGGACCGCATACGGGAAAGCGATAACTCCCAGTATTTGGGATGGGTAAAAGATGGCTACATCGAAACCACAGACGGCAACGTGCTTGATTTTGACCTGCTGGAAGAAGATCTCAAAGTACTTGGCAGCTACTACGAGATTAAAGAGGTAGCCTACGATCCGTTTCAGGCAACCCAGTTTGCAACGCACCTGATGGCAGAAGGTTTTGAGATGGTGGAAATGAGGCCCACGGTTCTGAACTTCTCAGAGCCTATGAAGGAGCTTGAAAAGCTGGTGTTGCAGGGTAAGTTTCACCACAACGGAGATCCAGTACTTGCATGGATGGTGTCAAACGTGGTGGCCCACACTGATGTAAAAGACAACATCTATCCGCGCAAAGAGAAGAACGAAAACAAGATTGACGGTGTTATTGCCCTGCTGATGTGCCTTGGTCGTGAGATCCTGCAACCTATGGATGTGGGTAGTGTATACGAATCACGCGGGGTACGGGTACTATAATAACTCACTGCGAAAAACAGTGTTGACAAACAACACACTTTCTAATATATGATAAACATCTCTTCTTCCATCAGCTTTTCAACGTCGTGAGACGTGGGGGTAATTTGGACTTAATAGAGCGTGTCAACTCTCTTCTCCCTGATAGGAGCGACATTCTACTTGCTGCAGGTATTGTGTCGCTCTATCATGGAGCCTGCCTTATTTATCTGCCTGCCGGTTATATTGTGGCTGGTATTGCCTTTATTTCCCTCGCAATTATTCAGGCCCGTAAATAATGGGCCTCCTGTCTCCCATATTTGAAAAACGTGCAACAAGCGTGCATTCCAGTGCTGGTGTTGGTGATCCTGCCCTTGCTTCGTTCTTTGGCGGCCAAAACACATCAAGTGCCCAATTTGTAACGTCAGATTCAGCATTGCGTGTGTCAACGGTCTTTGCTTGCGTAAAGCGAATATCTGAAACGCTTGCCATGCTACCACTTAACGTAAACAGAAACACGAACGACGGCGGTCATACTCTTTCCACCAATCACCGGCTATACAAACAGTTAAGCATGAAGCCCAATAAATGGCAGACTTCGTATGATTGGCGAATGATGAAACAGTCCCATTTGCTGTTACGCGGCAACTGCTATTCCTACATTGCCAGTAATCCAGGCCGCGGCATGAATGAGCTTGTGCCTATGCACCCTGATAGAGTTTGGCCTTTTGTGGTGACGCCTTCAGGTGCTGAATATTATATGTTTTGGAATAGCCCGCCGCCTCCTGCTGGCAGTAAAGTAAAGTACCACCATTTCCCCCAGAATGCCCCCGCTCAGGTGTTGACTTCTGACGAAGTTCTACACATTAAGGGGCCTTCAATTAACGGTGTGGTGGGTCTTAACCCTATCCAACTTGCACAAGAGGGCATAGGTTTGGCAATGGCGACTGAAGAACATGGAGCCAGGCTGTTCAGTAATGGTGCCCAAATCAGCAAGGCATTCAAACACCCAGGCCAACTTAGTCAACCAGCGTATGATCGGCTTAAAGCTTCACTTTCGAATGAGCATGCAGGAGTTTCAAACGCTCACAAAACGATAGTGCTTGAAGAGGGCATGGATATTGCCACCTTGAGTATGACGGCAGAAGATTCGCAGTTTTTGGAATCCCGCAAGTTTCAGGTTGAAGACATCGCCCGTATTTTTTCAGTTCCATTGATATTGATTGGTCATTCTGGCGATAAAAACAGCACTTATGCCAGTGCTGAACAGCTTATGCAGTCGTTTATGACATACACAATGGGGCCGTGGATTGTCGCATGGGAGCAGTGCATGTGTGACAAACTCCTGTATTGGCAGACCAGTGAGAAAGACTACTACATCGACTTTGACGTGTCGGCAATTATGCGCGGTGATTCGGCGGCAAGATCGGCATATTATAAGGCCCGTTTTGAACTTGGAAGCATGTCACCGGACGAAATCAGGGCAAAAGAGGGAGACAGCCCGATTGCAGACGGCAGCGGTAAGAAATACTACCTGATGACAAACCTGCTTCCGCTGGATATGATCGGTAAAGAAATAAAACCAGTATCTCAAAAGCTAATGGAATAGAGGTTTAATATGAAAAAAGAACTAGAAAGACGTTCTTATAATGTTGAAATACGCGGCATCAGTGGTGAAGAAGGCTCAAAAAAACTGCGTGGTATTGCCGCTGTATTCAATTCAATGAGTGAAGACCTAGGCGGTTTTAGAGAACTGATAGCACCAGGAGCTTTTAAAGCATCGCTTGAACAATGCGATTGCAGGGCGCTGTTTAACCATGACCCCAATATGGTTTTAGGTAGAACCACATCAGGTACTTTACGGCTACAAGAGACTGATGCTGGCCTAGAGTTTGAAGTTGATCTACCTGACACGGAATACAGCCGCAATCTCCAGACTTTAATGGATAGGGGCGATATAAACCAATGCTCTTTCGGATTTAGTGTCTCAGACGGCGGGGATATATGGTTTCAAGATGAAGAAAAAAACTGGGTCAGGACCA